TCCGCTTCCAACTCTTCTATTGTTTTATCTAGTTCGTTTGCCATGATGGCTCTCCTTTTAATTGGTCTTTTATAATATAATATTTATAAATTATAACAATTTGAGGAACTTCGCAAACTCCAACGCATCTTCTTTTGCGTGTCGACTGCGTGTTCTTCTTTCAATTCTATCCTTCATTCTTACTAATTCTGCTTCTACAAGTGTTCCATGATTCCAAACCCACTCTTTTCCTTCCATAATACCTTGTACAAAGGCATTTGGTGCAGAGGGGTCTGCAACTATGTCAGCTGCAGTTGCAAGGTAAAAATCATCTCTTACATAGTTTGCACCGTTCTTCTGATTTAAACTACCCATTCCTCTTGATGATACACCTAACTTTGCACCGTCATCTAAAAGATTTTCTACTATCTTACCCATAGGTGTTGATAATATCTTTGCTTCTCCGATAAAGTTCTTTCCATCAGGATATAACTTTGTAATCATGTGAGATGCTCTCTCAAGATTTATGGTTGGGCCTTCTGGGTGACCTAGTTCTCCATATGCCCTATTGTTATTGATTTGGTCTTTGTTGTACCTACGCACTTCTTTTTCTAAAACTTCTTGTGGATATATACGACCATTTCGGTTCTTTATATCTGCTTGCATAAAGATACCTTTAATCTTGTAGTTCTTTTTACCGTTTTCTTTTTCTTCGGTAATATACTCTACATCTTGTATTTCTTCTGATATGAGTTTGACTGTATTCATAAGTTATCCTAGCATTTCTGTTACTACTTCTACATGAACACCACCATCACTACCAGCAGTTTCATTAATTGCAGATAATGTGACACCTACTTCTGCACCATCTAAGAGTATTCTATCGTGTTCATCTAAACTATTTTCATCTGTACCCTCTAATGTTATTGGGTCACCAGCATTAGCTGCAGTGTCTTGAACAATACGACCACCTGTTTCTCCACCAATATTTTTAAATCTTGAACCTTCTGGAGCTATGAGAATAGATGTACTTCCCTTGAGATATATTCCGTTTGATGATGTAGCTGCTGTTGCTGTATCTGAGTCAGTTACCTTGACAAACACATCTTGTCCAGCAAACTCACTAACTCTAATTACTTGTCCTTTTCCAAGTAAACCACAATCAACAGTATGAGCCGCATCATCACCCATTGTAGAGGCAGTAATTGTTCCAGCGTGTCTTATTAATTTGATTGCCATTTTGTTATCCTATCGTTAAAACTTCTTTCTCAAAATACTTCATCATATCTTTATTAGACACCTTATATTTCCTAGATATTTCTTTTACACTTTTTTCAAAACTATTTAGGAAATCTGAAGGTTTAGAGTCCATTTTTTTAAATAAATCGTCCACAGCCTTACGCATCTTAGGACTTAATTTTTTATATTCCTTAGATTTTTTGTGTTCATCTCTTTCAAAAAACGGTATGTAAACTTCTTCAAATGATTTAGTCATCTTCTGGTTCTGGTATATGTTTGTTGACAAAACCTTTTGCAAGTTCTTGTCTTTTTGTTTCTAGTTTATTTGCAACCTTATCACCGATTGCACTTTTAAAAGAATCTTCTGCGTCTAGGTTACTACCTCTTGCTAACGCATCTACAAAATCTTTACTGCTCATTCTTATCTCCCTCTGGTTCTCGACCTTGATATTTGTCTAAATCGTCTGCTGATATTGGATTACCACCTTGTGATGGATATCTTGTTACACCATCTGTATCCTGTGGTACATCAACTCCACCGTCTTCGGTGTCTGCACCAGCTTCTTTATTCATTTGTTTTTGCATGTCATCAATTTCTGTGTCTGTAAGACGCAGTACATTATTTTGTACCCACTTCTTACTGAAGAATGTTCCAACATAAGATTCAATCTGTGAAAGAGTATCAAGTTTTTCTTTCATAATCTCTGACTCTTTAAGTTCTGCAAAATGACCATCTTGTAAAAAGTCATATGAGATTAATTCTTTTATATTGTGAAACTCTTCGATTGTCATTACACCTTTTAACACTAACTGAGATTTAAGTATATCTGTGAATACAGGTGTAAACTTCTTTCTTAATCTTTGTACAAACTTTGTAAACTTAAGTTCATCTCTTGTTATCTCTGTAGACCTACCTAAAGAAAAGTTTGACTCTGCTTCTAATCTTGAGATTGGAACATTTAAAGAACGATATAGTTTTCTCTGAAAGTAAACTATGTCTTCAATCTCTCCAAGATTTGCACCGCCTGGTAGTGTGGTAATCTCTGTTCCTCTACCACCTTCTCTTCTTGGTAACCAGAAATCTTCTAACATTGACATATGGTTTCGGTCATCTCTGATTTCACCAGTAGATGCATCATATACCAGTTTGTTACGATAACGATTCATAACATCTTTCAGATATTGTTCTGCTTTAATTTTTGGTAGGTTACCAACATCAATGTAGAATATTCTTCTTTCTGGAGCTCTTGAGATACGATAGATAACGAGTGCGTCCTCTATCATTCTTAACTGGTTTACTGGTTTGATTGCTTTGTGTAAATGTGATAACACATTACCTTTATTTTGGTCTACCAAACCAGATGGACAATAGGTAATACTATCAGGTGATATTTTTAGTCCTTCATTAGAACCAGAGCCATAACCACCACTAAACATACCTTTGTCATTATAAATGTAATACTCTTTTATTTTCTTTACTATATCAAGACTTGAATTATTCTTTTTGTCTTTTTCAATCTCTCTAACTTTTCTTATTTTTCTTGGGTCAATATATCTAAGTTCTTGTACACCCTGTCTTGGATTTTTTCTATCAATCACTTTATGATAGTATAATCTTCCATCAATATACCACCTACGAAATATATCGTGACCTTTTGTGTCAAAGTCTAATAAACGAAGGACAGAGTTAAACTCTTGTGTAATCGTTTTCTTAATATTTCTGGGATAAGGAACTTGGTCAAGAACTATTGATACTGCTTGTGCTCTCTCATTAGATACAATACCCTCGTTTACGATATCTTCAATCGCACTATCACATTCTGGTTGTTGTGCAATGTCTCTATATCTACGAACAAGGTCTTGTTCGGTTCTTTCTCTACCGTCTGTATCTAATATTTGACCAAAGAAACCACCACCAGCAACATCAATCGTACCGTCATCTTGAGTTGGGGTGGTGAAATTTTCTTTATTCTTTTCGTCTTTTATTCGTGTAAAACGAAAACCAAACAAATCAGCCATTATAAAACTCCTACTTTCTAACTATTTAGTAGGTTAAAGAACACTAGATGGTTCGAAGTGTTGGTATCTCCACTGCACTTCAAATGTCTCAATAGTAGTTGTTTCCTCGTTTGTCAAATCTATTTGTCCTACAGATACAGGAAATGCACTTCTAAAAATATATGTTTTTAAAATTGTATCATCTCTATCTAACTGTTCTACAAATAAATCTGTTTGATAATCAGCTGCATTTGTAACACCAGTATTGTCTGCAAAGTTGTTAATACCATTATGCCATCTTTCCATTGCATTTCTTATCATAAAATCAGTATCATTAAAAAATGTTACTGTCCAAGGCTCTGGTGCTGGTCTATCACCAGTCACATAAATATTTCTACCTCTAAATGGTACTGCAATCTCACCTAATTGTGACTGTGGTAAGTTTGATGCAGTTACTAAGAATGATGCTCTTCTTACATCAAGTCCTATTGCAATGCCTGGAGGTGGAGTAATGGTAACTCTAAACTGGTTAGCTCTTGCACCACCACCGATTAGATTTGCTTTAAAATCGTCTATTGCTGCCATGTTATCCTCCTACCTCACTAAACGCAACACCTGTTCTTGTGGCGATAAAGTTTAGTGTTATAAAGTTAATTGACCTAGCAGGTTTGATAAAGATATCTGCGATAAACTCGTTTCTATCAATTACCTCACCAGTGTTGTTTGAATCATCTGCAACAACCTTAAAGTCTGTGATACCTCTTCTACCTTGTATATCTCTCAAGAAAGGTTCTACAAGATTTCTAAACTGTGCTCTTGTAAACTCGTCATTGAACTCAAAGAGTTGGAACTTGGCCGCAGTTGCGATTGCCTTTTCTAGGAGTAAGAATAATCGTCTTACATTTATTCTATCAAATGCACTTGGTTTAGTTAGTGCAGTTTTATCTCCAAACAATACGACACCTTGGCCTGGGAAGTTTACAACTGGATTTATTCTTGCACGATATAGTCTATCTCTTTCTGCTTTTTTAGGATTGTATGATAACTTGATTGCGTTTCTTAGGTTACCTCTGTTAAATCCAGCAGGTGAGAAGAATGAGTCTGCAACTTGGTCTGTGAATGCACAAAGACCAGCAGTATCTCCGTTACAAGGTACAAATCTAAACACATCATTGTACTTGTCGTACATAAACTTGTATGCACTGTCAAATACAACATAAGATGATGAAGGACATAAATCAAATGCGTCTACAACATTATCTGTTTGTGTTATTGAACTTGATATACCAACTGTTGCAGAACGGAAAGGTGAAACAAATGCAACACAATCTCTTCTTTTTTCTACAAGAGTTGTTAACATTGTTACATGAGTGTCTTGTGATGATGATGTATCACCAGCTCCTCCACCTCGTCCACCTAAAATTAGATTGACATCTACTGATTCTGTATCTTCAAATTCACCGTATGCACTTTCCAATTCACCAGCTGTCACTGCATAATCGTCAGTACCACCTGACAATTCAGATTTAGTTGGTGTGTTCAATGCAGAGTAAGAACCTGTACCGTCTTCCATTGCGATATGTCCAGCACTTGAATCTGTTCCATCTTCTATCTCAATATTATCACCAGCATCAGTTCCGTTTGCATCTGTTCCGTTTAAAACTATGTTACCTATATTTGCATCTATATCTGTACCCCAGTTTACACCAGCAGTGTTATGGTCTGTCCAGTAAACAAACAATGATTGTTTTCTAATCACATAAGGATAATAGATACTATCACCTTGTGGTGATTTTGCATTTATATTTTTAGATAAATTTTTGTATGTTTCTATAATACCGTTTGTTCTATTACCATTTGA